CGAATACATAGTCTGCCACATCACAATCCATCTGCTGTGCAACAGAGCCATCGAACATGTAGAACGACTCTTTACCGAACCAGAAAGCGCCTTGATCAACAGCCACCGCTGAATGTCGAGAGATAGCACCACATGCCGTACCTACTCGCTCAAATCCATATACGTATGGAGGCCCTTGGTACGTTGCAATGTGAGCATCGGTGTTGGTCAGGATAAGTGTACGGCCACGCATACGCACCGCTGTGATGATTTCACCTGAAGTCTGAAGCTCCATATCACCAGCTTCGTTTGTTGCCGCAGGAGTCCATGTAGTGTTGTCTTCACGATCACACCAAGCAATCTTACGTGGGTTTCCACCTGCCTGTAGGGCGAAGATAAATCGCTCTTCAGTAACAACAATACCCTTACAAGACTCTGGCGAATTGGAAATCTGTGCGGCAGGATTTGCTGTGTTACCTGTCCACTCATATAGCTTGCCATCTGATGTACAACAACCGACAAGGTACGAACCCCAGTTATCTAGAGTCCATGTATCAGCCTCCTGAAACTCTCCTGTAGATGGGCGCTTAACGCCGTACAGGCTAGTTCCGTAGTAAGATCCGCTGTATGAAGTATTTACCACAGCATCATCATTACCAGTCGTAAACGATGTTGGAGTGATATCTGTCGCAGTACCTGACGCATTAACATATACAAGCTCGTTTGCTGTTCCTAAAGCTGTATTTGCGCTCAGTGTGTTATCGACCCATACATGCATAGCGCGAGGTGCGGCTGTTACTACTGATGATGCGTCAGTCTTTGCTGACCACCCACCAACAGGCTTCAGGGCATTACCAATCCAACGGACTAGGTTAGAGTCGCGCCAGCGACCTGTGGACTGCAAATCAGTACCATTACGGTATACGCCAGCAGGGAGCTGTAAAGGAATTAATGGCATATCAGTGCCTCTAAAGAATAATGCATTGCTGGAATTATACCCAACAATGCATCGTAGTTATAGTGCCAAGAGCTACTTGGCGAATGGGCATCCTGAGTCATGCTTTGATTTTACCTTCTTGTAGTGCCACCCAGTTTCAGAAAGCCTTGCACTCTCAGCCTTCATTAAGTCAAACTTTATGCTATCAACAAGTCTTACGTCTAGCTCTACCGGCCTATCTGAAAGTGGTATGAATTGTGTCAATGGAACACCATACTCAATTTTAATCATCTGCTCTTCTGCTCTCCTTCGGAACATCACATTTGTATTCGCCTCGTGATTATACTTAAACTCAAGTATTCCAGTTGGTATTACAAAATCCTCTGGATGGTCAGATAACCAAGAAATAGGAGCTAACAAGAAATCTACATCCTCTTCGCAGAATATTAGCCAAGGAGTTTGGAATTTTATGTGCGAGTATTTTGTCTCTGGCAGGTATTCTCCACGTTGCTCTTGAGGATGTATCTCTGCTTCGGACATTTGATCAGAATATTGCCAGTCGTAATCTACATCGCCTTCTACACCTATTCTAACAACGCAGTCACTCCACATCGGAATAACAAATCCTTTTTTGAATAGATCATTGAATCCATTACAAAGTTTCATGTTAACCTTGTTAAGCAATCCAGACTTCTCCGCAACTGCTGGGATGTTCTTCCACCAATCTGGCTTGTATTCACCTGTATTTGCTATTCGTGCATATCTGTAAACAGCAGGATTAGATGTATAACATATTAGCTTGATCGGATTTTTTGTATCAGACATTATTATCCCCTTTATTTATTTATAGATGCCGCACCATCAAATCGGTCATCTAGTGCAACTATATCAAAATATGTTGCATTAGATAAGTCACTATATTGATCTACGGCATACCCATTATATATTGCTATTTCATATTCACTATCAAATAGGCGTGATATATCTTCCGCACCATCAATTGCATTACCTGCAAACCAGTGTTTAATTCCAGTAATTTCAAGTCTAGGTATCGCGTACTTCAGGTGTGGCTGTGTTTGTATGTTTGTGTAGTGAACTATGCATTTGTCATTAATATCAACTACCATGCCTTCATAGTTATTCCATCGTTTGTCGATAAATTGCACAACACCATCATCAAATATCTTACCTATGCACTTAGAGTGGCCAAGCTTATCAGCTTTAATCTCATCAACAGGTGGCAGTATGCCTTTTATCTTTCTACAGTCGAACTTGGCAACGCATGTTCTGCGCTCGAAAGAATCACTAGCGACCATAATCACTGCGCCTTGATCAAACGGCTCTCTCCATAGCTTATCAATGTCATCCATGATGATCATGTCGCTATCCATGTATATTGCCTGCCCTTTGTATCCGCAATACTCAGGTATACCCCACCTAAACCCACTGAATGGAGTTTTCCAGTATTTACTATTCCATCCATGCCAAAAACTATCTGGATCACTAGAGTGAGCCATCCACACTATCTCGATTGGTTTATCACACCGCCTACGCATGCTACTCTCTAGAACCATCTGAGACTCAGCATCCATCCCATTAGGTGCGCAACCAACAAACACCCTTATCGGATAATCAACCATCTGATAAAGCGCTCACATTAAGAACAACTCGCATATCACCACTCCCTATGTAGTCATGCCAAGTTACATTATCTTCCCTGCTAAACATGATAGATGTATTAGGAATCCAGCTAATAATCTTTGCAGGCAACTCATCATTCTGTGATAAATATAGCCTAGTACCTATACCATCATCAGGATATATGTATGTGCATACAGTTATATCTTTTGATTTATTATCTAAATGCCTTGGGTACTCGTAATCACCCCAAGTACATACAAGCTGTATCTGCATACTCTTGCCATCGCAAATACCAGCAAAGTGACTATGTATTAGCTTAATATCATCGGCGCTCATCAGGCTCATTAACCCTGTAGAGAATATATCACCATTGATTGACTCCACTCTGTCAACCACATCTCCATTGATTATAGTCGCAGACAGCATTGTTATATGCTCATCTCCATATCGCTTTATATTGCGCGCATACGATCTGATTATAGAGAACAGTTGATCACAGAATTGATTATCTACAGTGTAATGCTTCCAAGGAAAGTTAAACTCTCTCATGCAGTAAAACCTCTTGTGCCATTATCTTATTGGTATTGAAGCAACATGATTTAGCAACATCAACTCTCAATGCTACACGATCATCTGTCGGATGATGTATATCAATGCTGTACACGTTTTTGTACCAGTACAGAAATTTAGCGAGATCATCTTTGTCTATTCTTGACGGCTTGAATATTGGAATAATTGTGGAGAGCGAGAACCTAGCTAGACTACTAACAGGCTTACCCATCATCATGGCGATCAGGCATACACTGCTGTTATATGAAGATACAAATACTGCATTCCTAACAAGATCTATTGTGTCAGCATCATTGTATACGACAGCGTACTTGCTATCAGTATTGATTAACTCTAGGCCGAACCCAAGCGCAGGATGTGGCTTTATAGCTACCTTCTTTCGGTTACATATACAGTCATCGATGAACTCATTTATGATCTGTGCCACTTCTTTTGTTATGTATGATGGAAGAAACAGCGCACCATCATAGTCAAAGTCAACCTTATTACCTGAGTTGTTGTACTTTAGCAGTCTATCAGGTGTGAAGTAGCATGACTCATCGCGCTTAGGCGTTATATCTCTCCATCCTGCAAACGGCTCATCATTAAACATCATGTAATCGAGCGGATACACCGTTACAAGGTTCGTTACTGGTATTCCCTCGCAAACAGCGAGACGATTGTTGAGATTTGGATCAGAGTAAAATGCTATGTCATCATATTTATTGGCGAACGATATAACATCTGACATATCATCCTTAATGGATAGCTTTACAGGATCATTTCCGCGCTGAGAGATCCAGTCGTCATAGTTAAACGTAGAATCCATACGATATACGGCCTGAGCTACTTCCAACAGCATGCCATAGTAGTTTGTCTTTAGGTATCGTAAACCTTCTTGCGAACCACACACCTACAGGCTCTATCTCAAATACAGTTTCTTTGGTATCTGGATCAACATAAGCAAATACAGACATTCCGTAGTTGTAGATGATGTATATACGATCACCTTTTGCATTACTGTTCGTATGCCAACCCATATAGCCATTCTCAGGATACAAGATAGAGTTTGTAACCCTTCTGCACCCAAGAATCTGCCGGATCTTATCTATCTGTGGCTCACGATTTAAGGCTATAACGTTGCCATTATGGCCTTTAATGTCGTAGCTATCGTCTAGACTTCCGATCAGTGCTATGGGGTCAGATCCAGTGTGATTTGGAGTGAATATACTGTTAACGTGCGACAGCTCGCTATCAAGAATGCTTGATATATCTGCGTTATCTATATCGATACTGCTAACGTATTTAGACATCTAGATGATCTTTTAGCTTATCTTTGTCAGTCTCAGCTTCTATTCGAGCCGCTATTACTTTTTCTTTTTCTATGTGATCTTTTACGCTATCTGCCATTTCCTTTGCTATAGCATGAATCATATCTGCATCAGCATAGAAATATGATCCATCCATATCTCTTAATAATGCAGTGAATGACGCATCTTTGCTCGCAATTGCGCTATATATGGCTATATTTGCGAAATCCTGTGTTCCTGTTGGTACTTGATGACCATCAACCACGATAGGAGATGATGCCACCTGCCTATCAATAAGTTGCCTTAGATCTTCTCTCGCATACTTCTTTCTATATGCAAGGACATCTTCATATGACATTCCAGCTTCATGGTCAATCCAAGGAGTGGCAACTGTATGATTGAAGTCGCCAGAAATGCCGTCTGTTACATCCAAGAATTCCGCAGTTGAGTTATTCCAGTGGTATGCAGGAGAATACTCCTGCACAACATCATGTAGAGTCTCGTTTGCATATGGTTTGCGGATCGACACAAGCGTTTGATCATGACCATCACAACTGTATTCAATAAGAAGAGTTGCATCCTCTACGGATACAACCCTGTACTTAATGCAATACTCTTTCATTAAGCAATAGTTCCGTTCCTAGTTCCTGTTGCAGTCCATGTAATGTTAGAGTTTCCTGATACAGCATAGCCGCCTGCGCCGCCTGCAAATGGGCCGCCTGCGCTAGATCCGCTAGATGTACCACCAGAAGCGCCACCAGCACCCCAGTTACCACCTGATCCACCTGATCCTGCCTGTCCAGAAGGTTTACTTGTGCCGCCGCCGCCTGCACCGCTTGATGTACCAGCCGCACCGCTATAACCATTGCCTGCGTATGATGGGCCGTTAGCTAAGCCACCTGCACCACCTGATGAGTTTGATAGACCTGTACGGCCACCACCGCCGCCGCCGCCGCCGTAGTTATAAAATGTGTTCCAGTCGCTAATAAATACGTTGTAGTAACTTGCCCTACCGCCACCACCACCACCGCCACCACCAGCGATAGTTCCGTTGTTTTGAACTGTACAAGCCGTAGATACTGACAGCGCATTACCGCCTGCACCACCGTTACTGCCACCAGAACCGACAGTATTACCAACGCTCCTACCTGCACCACCGTTACCACCCATCCCAACAATATATCCATTGTTAATTAGAGTTACACCAGCAGGGAATGATCCTGATACTGTAAGTGCAGGAGTACCGGTAGATGTTGAATAAACATATACGCCAGAGTTAATGGTAGCCTGTAGGTTTGATGACCCATCCCATCCGGCCGCCGTAGCAAGTGATGCTAGATTTGCGTTAGCTGTGTTTGAAGATATCGTAAAAGTGAACTGGCTAGACTTACCGTAAAAGTGTCCAATATTGATAGTACCAGATGTCGGAACACCTGCCGCCGCACCATAATACTCAGAAAGAGATATTGGGTTTGAACCACCAAACTCTGTCTGTATGTTAGCTAAACTAATAGCACCTGAAGTTTGAAGAGCCATGTTCTACTCCTTAAACAGTACCATATGCTGTTACGTTTGCTTCTGCTGTAATGTTGCCAGAGCTATCAATCTTGAATACGTTATTAGTACCGTACTGGAAGTATAGAGTGCCGCCTGAGTCCCAGATATTCCAAGAACCAAGAGTAATCTTATCACCAGCATTAACAGTGCCAGTGAATGTTGGGCTAGCAATAGGTGCTTTTGCATCAAGCGCAGTCTGTAGTCCATCTACGTTAGATACAACGTGGTTGTGTGAATCATCAGCAACAACAATAGCATTGTATGTTCCGCTAACATCACCACCAAATGAAGTAGTTGTTGTTAGTGCTGTAGATGCCGCCTGCTTAGAGTCAAGAGCAGTCTGTAGGCCGTCTACGTTACCAATAATGTGGCTATGGCTATCATCAACTACTGTGGCAATAAGAGTTGCGTTACCAAGGTTCGTAAACGTAGCAGTACCAGTCACATCACCGCTAAGAGTGAGCACAGGATCTTTTGCTAGTGCAGTGTCAGCAGATGATTGAGCCGCCGCCGCCGCATCACTTACAGACTTAATAGTAGAGTCTATAGTGTCTAAGTTTGCGTTTAGCTTAGTACCCCAAGTGTCTTCTGAAGCACCAACTTCAGGCTTGGTTAAGCTATAGTTAGTAGTAGTAGTATCAGCCATTTAAGCCACCTCTATTTATGCCGCATCGGCGGCTGAATGGACCACTGTCCAAGTTTCGTTTTCTTTGGCAACAGACTCGTATTTGTATCGAGCTGATGCGCCAGCATCTGAAGATAATGTTATCACAGTGTACGCTAAGTGTATTCGCTCACTATCTGCGCTTGCAGACGATGTTGCAGAATCGCCAATAGCCGCATTTGCTGTAATGTATCCATTAACATCTATACTAGACTGCATGTCTACAGACATATCTGCTAGGTGTATGCGCTCACAATTAGCCGCAGTAGTAGCTGATGCAGATCCGCTTACCAAACCGTCTTTGACTATTAGTGCAGATGAATCTGTGCTTGCAGTCGCAGAGTCAGATACCAACCCTAGGTATATAACCTCACCTGATGCCGATGCTCCAGATGTCATATCAATGACAGATGATCCACCAGCAGTTACGATAATATCTACAGGTGACAAGACGCTATACGCATCAATTGACTGAGATCCGCTGATCTGAATTCTTTCTGCATTAGATGCAGTTATAGATACAGTCGTTATTGAACCAAGCGAGAACTGAACACGAATACCACCTGTTGCGACAGATGTCTGAGCATTAACAGTGGCAGATGCGTTACATATGTAGTTAGCCGATGCGCTAGCAGATGAGCTTGGCAATGGGTTCTGCGCACCTGACTGGTGTATCTTAAGGCCAGCAGATGATACAGAACTGTTAGCTGTTACGCCTGATGATGCGAGATGAATGCGCTCGCTATCGGCAGACACAGATGAAGATACGGAAGCAGTAGCCGCCGCATCAACGTATTTGGTCTCAGAGTAATACCCATCACCAAAGTTGTATAAGCCGTAAGCGAACGCCATATCGCTACCCTATTAGTCTAGAGTGATATCAATGTCACCAGCAGGGATACGGAATACGTCACCAGAAGCAATAGCTTTAGATGCAGTAAGTGCCGCGTATGCTAGAAGGTTACCACCAGTAGACGCATCGTAGATACCGATGTGAGTGATAGTGCCCCAAGACGCAGTAGCAGTTGAGTATTCAATAGCCGCTGTAGTTGTAGCTGTGTTACCAGTTACAGAGAAAGAACCAGCAAGACGGCCATAGCCAGTACCAGAAGTAGAAACCTCTGTGCCAGAACCATCTTCAGATGGGCTAGATGTGAATAGGCCAACGTATACAGCCGCTGGTGAAGTGTAGGCATTGCCTGCAAATACGTGATCTAGAAGTTCAGTTTCTAGGTAGTTTGAAAAGCTCATTAGTAGCTCCTGATATTTAGTTTAAGACCAGTGCCGCTAACAGTAGCTTTCTTGCTACTAGCGTTTAGTGCGGCTAGTTTGTTTTGGTACATTGAGGCAT